GGATGTTCCTTCCTGAGTTTGTCAGCAACCGAATCGTCTTTGCTCTTGACCTTCTTTTGCTTCGTAACGAATTCGGCGTACTTCGCAACGTCACCAAGGTCATGCTCTTCTAGATCACTGAAGACACCCTTGGTTTCTGTAATACGTTGGCGAGCAAACCATTCCTTGACAGCGATGAAAGCGGGTTCTTGGAAGTCGTAATAATCAAACAAGCAATCACCGATATCAACCCAGTGTCGTTTAGTCTGTCGGATCTTTCGACGACCATTCTCTTTGATATAGCAAGGAATTCCCTCTTCCTCTAGGCGCATCACGAAGTAGTCTTTACCGATCTTGGTATCGTTGTGATTACTGAAATCTCGGTTGTATTTTGCGCTAAGAGAAGTACGAAACTCGATATTCGGTTTGCTCTTTTCTCGGAATACATCCGTCATGTTGACATCATGCTTGTTGTACGTCTTCAGAATCTGAACTTGCTCTTGTGTCAGGACAGAGCCAACGGGAAACGGAAGGTCTTCGATATTCTGCTCTCGCATGTTGAACTCAATCATCTTCAGAGAAGTAGCCTTCGCTTTATTATCGAAGTGCCAAATCTTAAACAGATCGAGTTGCTTAACGTAACGATCAGAATACGGGATGGTGCTACCAAAACCAGTATGGCGCACACCCTCAATAATCTCTTGCGTCTTCTGGTATAGCTTCTGAGCGATAAACAGACCTGACTTGTTACTGAAGAACTTACGATTTTGCAGGAGTTCGTCAAGAATGTTGTAGTCGTATCCGAGGTTGTTGAATCCAACCATGACCTGATCGTTCTCGTGCAGGTATTCAAGACAGGTGTAAATCTTGTCTAGTTCATTTAGGTATTCCGATACCTCAAAGATTCGGGAGATTCCGCGGTACTTATTCAGGATACAGAATGTGAAGACATTCGGATAGCTTTCAACGTCATAGGTCCAATGCTCTTGACCAAAGACGTATTCAGGTGCTTCTGACAAGGTAATCCTTTCTGGAAATTTAGGTATAAAGCAGAAAACCGGATAGAAGCACAAGGCAACTATCCGGCTAGGGTTACTTCAGGTTGTTCAGTTCAATAGTTTCAGCAGTCCTCGACACAATGAAGCAACTATGTCCGAGATTTGGACTCCGAACAAAACTGCATCAAATTGAGTAAACCAAGTTTTCTTAAATAGCCAGACCGCACAAGTCACCAAGAGGGCAAAGACAATAAACACCAGAACTGACATCAAGGTATCCTTTCGTCAATAAATCAACGCACGTTCTCGGGCTTCTGCTTCAAGAACTTCTCCCAAGAGTGCAGAGTGTGCGTGTCGTTGTCATAATAGATCAGACCAGCAGAACCTGTCAAGCCGTAGATGCGATTCTTAGGGATGTAGATTTCAGTCTGGTTGCGAACAACAGGATCTTCGTGCATCTTGTCCCGACGAAGGATGACGTTCAGGCTTGCGCTCTTGACGATGCTAGAGCTACCGTGAATGTTGTTTTCATCGTGAGCAGACCCTTCGTCACCATTCTTACCCTTGCGAGTATGGTTGATCAGAATCAGCAGAATCTTGTGACTCTTGATCATCCCCTTGCACCAAGACATGAACTGTTCTTGTTCTTCGATGCTCAAGGCAGCAATAATGTCTTGCAGAACGTCAACGACGATCACCTTGCAGTCGCAACTGATGACAAGCTGTTCAATCGTCTGCTGGATTTCACTGACAGAAGCGTCTCGATTATCCAGCAGATAGAACCGAGGATCACCGTTTTCTTTACGGAAAAGTTCCTGTGCTTTCTGCTGGACATCCTTGCGTTGCAGGTACGCTAGCTTTTCATCTTCATCAGCGATCAGAGACAGTTTCTTCTGCAAATGCCTAGACAGTAGTGCTTCTGCGTACTGCCCTGAATCTAGCTCCATACTGACAACACCAACTTGGTGCGGACTCTCGTAGATCCAGAAATAAATCAGTTCGTTGACAAGGGTTGTCTTACCTACCGAGGTTGGTGCAGCAATGTTGATGATATGACCAAGCGGCATTCCACCCGGAAGGAATTTGTCGATTTCACCAAAGAAGTCAGGGAAAGGAACCTTGGCTGTACCAACCTGTTTCAGTAGCTCATCGTACAGACAATCGGATGAAAGAACACCACTGGGAACAGGTTTCTCAGCATCGTAGAAGTCATTGATGAAGTTCCGTACGTCGCCTTTCAGCAGGTATTCATTTGCGTCCTTGTGACGCATTTGCATGACCTTGACCTTGCCTTTAGGTAGGACACCGAGTAGCTTCTCTACTGCGTCTTTACCTGCTGCGTCATTGTCGTACGAAAGAATGACGTTTTCATACTTGTTGATGAACTCGTACTGCGCTGCAATCTGTTTGTATGAATTAGCACCAGTAGTAGCCGAAACTACAGCAGTCTCGTAATCCCAACCTTTACTCTTGTTGTAATCAGAAAGCATCTGATAAGCAGCCAGAGCATCTTCTTCACCTTCAGTAATCAGCAAGTACTTACCGGGACGAGTAAAGCGGAACTGCATAAAGAGTTCGCAATCTGCGCCTGTACGACCGATACTGACAAAGGTCTTCGGGTGCTCTCGGCGTTTCAGACCAACCAGCTTACCTTCTTGCGTACACGGATAGAAACGGTACAGAACAGGATCGGGTTGACCATCTTCTTCAGCTTCACCGTAGGCTACTCGTACACCAAAGTACGAACAGACATCATCACGGATACCACGGTATTCATTGCAAGAACTACTTGTGTAGCTCTTAATCTCTTGGTACTCTTCCTGCGTCATAGCAGGTTTAGTCTTTTCCGACAAAGAACCTCCTTCATCCTTGTATTGCTTAAAAACCTTTCCTGAATCAAAGGATCGGACTCGACTTGGTTTGTTCTTCTGTTCTGACAGGGAGTTCTTGTAGTCTTCTGAAAGGATAGTGAACCCGCAGACAAAGCAATGTTCACCTCCATCTTGGTATACAGCACGACCGTCAGAACTCCCGCAGTTATCGCACTTGGTATGCCTGCGGAAAGACATCAGTCTACTTCAACCCAATCGTAAGTAACTTTGATCTTTTCTTGCTGTTGAACGAGAGTAAAGGTCATTTCTCCGTCATCAGTGATACCTTCTTCGGGTTGAGTGCGATAGCTAACACCGTAGAAATTACCAAATGCGTCAATGACAGAGTAGTAGACAGAACCCCAACGCCATTCGCTGGTGTGTTCGTCATGAACGATGTCCTCTAGTAGTTCAACACCAATCTGATGTGGAGCGGTAAAACTCTTCAGAACTAGGTTTTCAACATTGAACTTGACACCCTGTCGCCCCCAAGCCTCAAGCATTTCAGCAAGTTCTTCAGGGGTGACAGCAGTCGGAATCAGTTTCTTAGCCATAAGGTTTCCTTTCTTTAGATTTAACTCAGATCGTCAGGGTGACGGACACCAAGGAACACGGGGAATCGTGGTGCTTCCAGAGCACCAATCTCAAAGTACTTCACCTTGATCTTTGCTCCGATCAGGTTCTGTCGGTTGTCCCACAGTTCTTGTCGAAGAGCTTGAGTATAACCAGTTCCTACACCGAACTCTACACCTTCAGGCGTACAGCACAGCAGAGAACCTAGGGTCTGCATACCAACAAGACCTTCAGAGCAAGAGCTACGTTCGGTATGACCCAGAGCATCAACCTTAGCTTCGTTTGCGTTGTGCATCAGTTCGGTAAAACCAACGCAAGTAAATTCAGCATCAACAAAGAGTTTGCGCTTCAGAAGCTGACCCGCCTTAACTGTAGCTCGACCGTACTTGTATAGACCATCGGGATTCTTCAGCATCGTTCCTTCGTATCCAGAAACGAGGTTGCTTTCTTCGATAACCTGAAGATGTTCAACGTTGTCGCAGTACTCTTGATTGACAATGACAATCTTACCGTCGGCCTTGTCCAGAGTACAGCTAAAGAGGCTGTGGTATCGCTCTAGAGCATCCATAGAAGGATCAACGCGATCAAAGACGTAGAAACGGAAGTCTTCGGTACTGTCAGCTTTCATACAGACACGAGTCGTCTTGTTGAATACAAGTTCGTCAGTAGGATCACCACAGATGAATTCACCATCTAGACCTTCCAGATCGACAGAGTATTCCTTTGCCCATTCTTGAATACGCTTGTTCGGAATAGGCTTGAGACTGCGAGAGTACGCAACACCACCGAAGATACAAGCGCGAATACCGTCTAGCTTAGAACTAGCCAGAACAGGGAATTTGATTTCGTCTAGCTCTACTGCTTGAGCGAGCATAGGCTTGAAACCTTTAGGATATGACAAGAGTTCTCCTTTATTAGACTTCAGGAAACGGACGATAAAACCTTGGGTTGTCCATCTGTACTTCTTCAAGAACCGTAAAGTTCTCGTACATAGCCTCACCAAGACCGAATGTAGCAAACAGGTGAATCTGAATCAGAGCTAGCAGGTTCTGCGTCTGCGGAAGAACCCTAGATTCATGAATCAGACCATCGCCTTCAAACGCAGCCAGCAAGGTACTCAGCATCGCTAGATGCATGAAATCGTCAGAAATATCACCAAGAGCTTCATTTCCAGCAGCACTCAAACTACGAAAGAAATCACCAGGACTGACATACTGATTCGTTTGCAGAAAGTACGCAGCAGACTGACACAAAGGGTGATCGGTACTCTTAACCTTGAAAGCATGAATAAAAACCCATTCTTTGCTTTCAGGAATTTGCATGTCACCGCTACGAAAACGCTCAAAGAATTTTAGTTCGTTTGTATCAGCTTGCAATACCATCCTCCTTGTCAATCGGTCCTTCTTTGATAGAACCAGAATAACCATCCTTGACAGCTTGGATGAAACCTGCTGACAATTGAAACTTCGGTGCCAGCAGAATGCGCTCTGGAAGATGCAAGTCACCTTCACCGTGCAAGTCCTTAATTGTCCGTTCCTTCTCATGGCGAGGACAAATACCTACAGTACCGACATCCATCAGTTCTACGGTATTACCTGCACGAACCTGCTGCGCAAGTACCACAACCAAAGATCGAATAACATCGTCGACTTCGTACTTATGGTATTCGCAACGATCTGCAACCAGAGCAACGAGTTCTTTGTGATTCACGAGAGGATTCATGACGCGATTACTGTATTTCCGGGTCATGTCAGTCTCCGTAACTCGGTGAGAAAGAGCTAAACAGACCAGGAGAAATCAAGTCAATCTTCCAAGATTCGATGTCCCAAACTGCCCGGATGTACCCGACAGGAAGAACCTTTAGAACGAAAGAAGAACCTAGATTGCAATGCTCCTTGACTTCTTGTACAGCACCACAAAGAACTTCACCACAAGGGTTTTGCAGACGAAGGAGCATTCCGACTTCTACAGCAGAAAAGTCAATCTGCT